CAGATGAAGCTAAACCTCGCCACGCTGACCGCGACCGAGCCGGCGCTCGGCACGCTCGATCAGTGGATCAAGACGAACGTCGCCGACACGAAGGCATGGAATACCGAATGGCGGTTCACGTCCGAAGTGATCGATACGCAAGTGATCCCGTCCCTCGATGCGGTCGCGGCGAAAGCGCAAACCGTAGCCGCCACCGTGGCCGCGGTGACGGGCGTGGCGCCGGGCATGGATCAGAAATCGCCGGGGAATGCGCCCGTGCCGATCAACACGGGGAATGTCACGTATCAGGGCGGCTTCGAGGCGGTGTTCGCGGAATTCATGCGCAAGAATCCGAGCGGCGGGGCGCTCGGCGGCGCGTTCACGACGGCGCCACAAAAAGACTTCCTCACGTGGGCGCTCTCGATGGGCCTCGCGCAACGCACGCCGACCGTCACGAACACGTTCAACCTCGTCGACACGGAAAGCGGCCTCGCCCGTAAGGTCAGCGAGACGATCAGTAGTCAGATGCAACGCGGCTCGCTGGTGACCTGATGCCGCTGCAACCGGCCGTTCTCGGCACCGCCCGCCTCAATAACTTCCGTCTGAACTATCTGACGGCGGATCAGGCGGCCGACCGCGCGACGCACGTGCGGATCCTGCTCGATGGCGTCGACGTATCCACGCCCGCGTCCGCGACGCGCGTGCTCTACAAGTCCGTGCAGATTCGCGATCTCGTGTTCGATGCGCCGAACACCTGCAACCTGACGTTCTATGGCGCTGAACCGCGCGTGGGGCAGCGGCTCGAGGTGTGGATCAACAGCGCGGATCCGATCCTGCTGTTCGGCGGCGAACTCCAAACCGTCAGTCGCACGTATAAGGGCCGGCCAGGCACGGTGATTCATCCGGCCACGGCGATCGACGATACCGCCCGCGCGAACCGCAAGCGCCCGCTCCTGCTGTTCGACAACACGTCCGCCACGCTCATCGCGCAAACCTTGATCCTCAGTTACGCGCCGGGCTATTCCTACGCCGGCGTCGAGCTCGGCCTCCCGAATGTCACCGTGGCCTTCGACGGCTCGGAGGCGGGCATGAAGGGCTGCCTCACGCAACTCGCGAAGCTGATCGGGGGCTACTGGTATTTCGAAGACCGCACGCTCTACCTATTCGTGACGCCCCCGGGCACGGCGCCCGATCCGATCGACGACACCCCGGGGCGGTTCCTGCACGATCCGCCGATCACGTGGGCGATCGACAAGTCGCAAGTGCGCACGCGCTGTTACGGGAAGGGCGCCAGCACGCGCGTCACGTCGTCGATTGAAGCGGGCGCGACGCTCGTGCCGGTCGAAGAAGCGACGATGTTCAATCCGAGCGGGGGGCGCGCGATTACGGCGATTGTGCCGGATGGCGCCGCGGGCCGGGTGCTGACCTATACCGGCCTCGTGCTCGGCGGGGGCGGCGGCCTGGTGGGGCCGGGCGCGAGTCCCTCGGGCGGGCCGGGCCTCGTGCTCGTGGACGGCGCCGGGATCGACACGGGCGCGCACCGCTACGCGTATACCTTCATGACGGCCGCGGGCGAATCGCTGCCGGGGCCGGCGAGCGTGATCCCGGTCGGCGCGACGGTGCCCCCGGCGTATCCGCCCACACCCGGTGTGCCTATTGGGGGCGGTGCCGTCGAGGCCGGCACCCATTACTACGCCGTGACGTTTCTCACAGCGGCCGGCGAAACCACGAGTTCCCCCGGCAGTTCGCCGGCCATCGTGGGCAGTAGTGCGGGCAGCACGCTGACGCCCGCGCCCACGACAGCGCCGACCGTCACGCCGAGTGGGAGTGGCCTGTATGGGGCGGGATTTGCCTATGAGTTTCGGGTGACCTTCGTCACGCCGTTCGGGGAGACGCCGGCCGGGCCGATCGGCACGGGCACGCGGAGCACCGAGGGCGGCTTTCAACTCTCCGCGATTCCGCTGGGGCCGGCGGGCGTGACGGCACGCAAGATTTATCTGAACTTTGGCTATGGGCTGATCGCGGTGCTGGCGGATAACGTCACCACGACCTATCACAGCGATCATCAGGAAAGCGGATCAGGGATCGGCGTGGGCGTGCTGCCCCCCACGACGAACACGGCGTATCTCCCGACGAATGCGGTCCCGCTCGCGGGCCTCGCGCTGGGGCCGGCGAACGTCACGGGGCGCCGGATCTATCGCGCGTCTGGCGGCGGGCCGTATAAGCTCGTGACCACGATCGCGAATAACACCGCGACGACCTACACCGACACGACGGCGAGCGCGAGTCTCGGCGCCGTCGTGCCGTCCGGGAACACCGCGGCGGCGAACCGCGTGCAGGTCACGCTGGGGATCGGCGGCGCGGGCGTCACGGCGCGGCGCCTGTATCGCTCGAAGGCGAACCTCGATCCGCTGCTGTTCCATTCCACGATCGCCGACAACACCACGACGGGCTTTCTCGATCTGGCGGCGGATGCGGCCCTCGGCGCGGGGCCGCCCGCCTCGGATACCTCGGGGCTCGTGCAGCCGTCCGGGCAAGTGCCCGCGGGCGCCACGTCGATCATCGTCGCGAACACGACGCCCTTCGCCAGCACGGGCGGCTGGGCCGTCGTCGGGAACGGCGAACAAGTGATCCGCTACACGGGGAAAACCGCGACGGCGCTCACGGGGATCCCGCCGATTAGCGCGGGCAGTTTGACGGCGAGTATTAGTTACAACAGCACGATCACCGCCTCGCCAATGCTGGTCGGCGTCGCCGGGATCCTCGAGCTCACCCTCAAGGGCTCGTCGATCTATGTCTGGGTGCAACGCGACGATCTCGCCGCGCAAGCGGCGATGGCGGCGCTCGACGGCACGGGTGATGGGATCTACGAACACATCGTCAGCGATGAGCGGCGGTCGGAGCCGTCGTTGATCCAAATCTGCGATGCGCAGCTGAAGCTGTATAGTCGGCCGCTCGTCACGGTGACCTATGCGACGCGCGATCTCAAAACCAAGAGCGGCAAGAAAGTCACGATCACGCTGGCGTCGCCGGCCATGAATGAAACGCTGACCATCCAGGACGTGGCAATCAGCGAACTCGGGATCGCGCCGCGGCTCGCGCCGAAGTTCACGGTGACGGCGAGCACGGTGCACCACACGTTCGAGGCGATTCTCCAAGACTTGATCCGAAAGGCGGACGCCTAATGGCGATTGATCGCGGCCCGTGGAGTGCACTGATCGACGACGACGGCTCCAACCTCGTCGGCACCGTGTGGAACAAAGACACGATCAAAACCGTCCTGCTCGATCCGATCGATGCGCAGATCACGACGGGCACGTGGACGCCCACGGATGCGAGCGGCGCGGGCCTCGTGTTCGCGCAAGTCGCGGCGCGGTATTGGAAGCTCGACAAGTTCGTGATCGTGCAGGGCGGGCTGACGTATCCGGCGACCGCGAACGCCCTACAAGCGAAGATCGGCGGGTTGCCGGTGGCGAACGGGCCGGTCACGGGCGGCCTGTATGTCAGCTACACCGGCATGGCGGTCCAGATGATGTTGCCGGCGGCGGTCGCGACCGTGTCACTGTGGGCGCCGAACGGGGCACCGCTGACCAATGCGGCCTTCACCGGCATGGTGTTGCAATTCTCCGGCGTGTATCTCACGGCATAACCGTATGGCCCAACCACATCCGCCCCAAGGGAACCAGCAGAACGTCACCGAACGCCCCGAGAAGGTCTACGGTGAGCAATATGTCGACGGGCAGCCGCTCCCCGTGGGCGCGGTGATCGACCCCACCTTCGACGGCGTGCCGCTGTTCTCGGACGGCCAACCGCGCGTCTCGCTGCCGGCCGGCTGGGTCGTGCTCACGCTAACCGATTGGGTGATCACGAATCGCTACACCGGCCGGGCCGTCGAAGTGATCTCGGCGGAGGAATTCAGCGAACGGTTTAACCCGGGCTAGGAGACAGCCATGATCTCGATTCTGTTCGCTGTCGTGATCGTCGGCGTGATCATCTATCTGGTCGAGTCCATGATCCCGATGCCCGCGCCGATTAAGGTCGTCGTGCGGATCGTCGGCGTGCTGGTGATCGTGATGCTGCTGTTGCGGCTGATCGGGGTGACGTTGCCGTAAGCAGCCAGGTGTAGAGTCGCACGAGATCGGCCTCGCAGGTGATCACACCCTCGTCGAT